TTCTGCTTTGGAAACATCTAATACTGTGCACTTATAGTCAGAAGGGGTGGATATTACCACCCCATTAATCTTGATCATACTATCCCACCCCCTGAACTATGGCGTAACTGCCTTGACGTTGGTTTTCTTTTGCCATTGCTGGAATGAGTATTCTGGCCAGTGCTGTGGAATCAATCTTGACCACAACTTCATGACCTCCTCCTGAGGATTTCCCCGATCCGAATTGGCCGGCTGCAAGAAGGGCAGTCCCTAACTTACCGGCGAAATCGTCCAGGGCGGTTCCATCCAAAGGCATAACTAATTCCTTACCACCAGGATTATCACCTATCATTGCAAGTGTAGGCCCGGTTGTTATTCCACCATTTGCAAGTTTATTGATATGATTGATTCCAAAACCTGAAACACCTTTGAAAACAGTAACACCATTGAATTCTATTGGTGGAATACTTATACTGTTAACCTTATCAATGAAACTGTTTATCATGTCTATGATGGTGTTTATTGGTGCTTTGAAGACTGCACCCAGGGTATCAACAATTCCTTTGAATACTTGCTTCACATCTTCCCAGGCTTTCCCCCAGTCACCTTTGAAAACATCTTTGATGAAGTTGATAATTCCAATACAAACTGGTTTAAGGTCATTAATCACTTCACCAATTCCTTGAAATGTAGATTTGAACCCTGTAACGAATTCACCAACAATGAATTTTAGAAGTGGCTTGAAAACTGTATCCCATATGGTTGTTATGACATTTCCTAATTCCTTGAATGCAGGCCCAAATACATCACGAATATGAGTGGCGAAAGGAACAAAGACTTCATTCCAAAGTGCCGAAAGAATTTCATGAAGCGCAGAAAAAGCTGCATTGAAAACATCTTTCAGGAAGTTCCCCAGTGGGACAAGGACTTCATCATAAAATGATTTCATGATGTCTGCAAACCCTTGGAAGACAATTGAAAGTTGATCACCAACCATCTTTGCCAGTGGGTCAAAAATGTCCAGCCACAATTCATAAAAGAATGCACCGATGGGGACAAGTACGTTGTCATATAACCATTTCAAACCAGTCTTCAAACTTTCCCAGGCTGCACTGAACACTGTGGAAAGGAAAGTTCCAAAAGGAACCAGAACATTCACCCAAAGACTATAAAAGAAATCCTTGATTCCTTGCCATACGTCATTTACAAACGTCCGGAAAGGTTCATTGGTTTGATACAGGTAAACAAATCCAGCCGCCAAAGCTGCTACAATAGCGATGGCAATTCCCACAGGTCCAGTGACTGCTGCTATAGCTGCCGCAATTGCATCTATTGCATAAAGTCCAACAATGTAAAGTGTCTCAAATCCAGAAATGATTGCCGGAATTGCCAGAGCAACACCAAGACCGGCAAAGGCAACACCGATTCCAGTTACTGCTGCAATGATAATTTCTTTATTGTTGGAAATTGTAGAAGTGATATCATTCCAGGCCTGGGTGATTGCCTCCCTCATTTCCAAAGCCTTCGCCTGAATATCGGGGGGAATTAATCCGCCTCCGGCGTTTGAGCCTATACCAGATCCAGTCGCATCGCCAACACCACCCATAGAATCTGCGGCATTATCGGCACTGTCAGCAATTTTTTCTTGCAATGAATTGATTTCATCGAAACCTGCCACGGCTTTTGAAGCAGCTGAACCGGCTTTTTTTGTTGCAGTCCCCAATTTGTTTGTACCCGCTGCGGCATCGGCAGCACTCACTGCTGTTTGCTGTTGTGCCTGGGCACCACCAAAAAGAATTGTCATGAACTGCGAAAATGTTGCCGTTACCCTAACCAACCCTTTTGCAAATTCCGTCAGAATAGGAAGAACAATCTGAAGTATTGGGACGAAAGCATTTCCAAGGTTTATCATTACCAGCTGCAACTGACCGGAAAGCAATCTGAGCTGATTTGATGGACTTGTGATGGTCCTTGCCAAATCACCCTGGGCATTTTTCGTTTGCTCCATGATCGTGCCATACCTGGCCATGATTTTCTGTTGTTCATTGAGCTCGGCCCCTACTTTCACCAATCCGGTTTTGTAAGCCCACATCTTTGTTTGGGTTTCGCTTACAACAACACCAAGGCGCTTCAATGGTTCAACTTCACCAGACAATCCACTCTGTAGCTTTTCAAACATTTGCTCATTACTTATGTTGTAGAATGAAGCCATATCATAGGCAAGCTTTGAAATTCCCGTAGAGACTTCATAGGCTTTGTCACGGGCAAGGCCCATGGATGTGGTCATATTGTAGAATAGGCCCACATTTTTTCTGACTTCGTAAGCATTTAGCCCCAGGGTTTGCTGTAAATTATCGGACCATTGACGAGCAGCTGCTGCCATGGACCCCATGGAAACATTGAAAAGACTTTCAGATTCCGTGACATCCATTGCAGATTCAATCGCTTTTTTTATGCCATATCCAATTCCGGCAGCGGCAATCATGGACTTTGCTCTGGCCAAAACACTGAAACCTGCCAGTGAAGAACTGGCGCTTCCACTAAAAACAGTTAAACTTCTTTGGGCCTGTTGAAGGCCAGTTTGCAAAGGCCGGATGTCGGCCCCTACTCTTGCAATAATATTACCAACAAAAGCCATATACCCACCCCTTTACGAATAGCCATCAAAGGCCGAATTCAAGGATTTTACCGCATCAAAAAGTTCTTCATCAGACATTTCTTCATTAGAAAGCTGATTCAGAATTTCTTTAAGCCGCGGCATGGTTTTGGACCTTTGGAAACATGCGTTATAATATGCGACGGAAACTGCGTCTTTCAGGCGCTCTTTTCGGTCGAAAACATAAGCATCTATCAAAAGGTTTAATTCATCGGGGGTCAAGTCCCAAAACTCATGAATTCCTATCCCACATCTGACAGCGTTCTCACGGGCATTTCCCCAGTCCCAGTCGCTTCTTCCTCTTCCACTTCTGGAACTGTCTCCTCGTTTTTTTCCACTTGCCCAAACCCTTCATTGATGATTTCAGTGAATACCTGGTACATTGTTTTCACATCGCTGTGATCATCAATCAAATTCATCAAATCCGAAGACTCTTTGATTTCATTTCTGTCTTCCTGGGACAAACATGCCCACATAAGGTAAACGAAATCTTCCATCATCAGGTTTGGATGATCAATCTTTGCAAAAGGTTTTCCAAATTTCTTTTCAATTCTGCTCATGGACATGAGGGAAATTCTAAACTTTCTTACCTTGTCCAGCTGATACTCAACAAATTTCATAAAAACCCTCCTAGTTTACAATAAGTAACGTGGTATTTTGCGTTTTAAGGCGTGAAAATAGGGAGGGTAGTTTACTACCCTCCCGGCATTCCATTAAGATGTTCTGATTGCCATTACGCTGTAAGTTTTTGGAGCTTTCCCTGCTTCATAAACGATGATGTCAATCTTCTTGGAAGAAGCTGCGGTGAAGGTTCCAATTGCGTTGGAAGTTGCTCCGGAAGTTACAGTTTGGAAGAACACTCCATCAACATAAATGCTGATTGTGTGTGATGCTGCCGTTGGTGTCACAGTGATGGAGCCATCGGTTGTGAAGCTCCAGGCATAACCAAGCTTTGCATTGTTGAATGTTGGTGACAATGCACCTGCAGTACCAGACAATGTCAAGGCTGTCAAACCTCCGGAAGCAGTGGAACCAAGGTTTGGTTTCCCGGAAATCTTGACCGTGATTTCGAATGAAAGCAGGTCGGAAAGATTTGCTTCACCGGTTTTGTATTTGGTTACGGTTGCAGTGAAGGTCCATGTGTTTGTTCCAAACGGGAATGTGATTGTGTAGGTGTCGACTGTACCCGCATCAAGTGCAGTTTTCAACGCCGTCTGTCCGGTATCTGAAGGGTCAAAGTATCCAGTCATGGAAACTTCACCGCCATCTCTGATACCCTGCACAAAAGTTTTATACCCAGTTGCAGTGTCCAATGTTGTGCTTTCAATAGTGTCAGCGCTGATTTCAGGTGTTACGATACTTGTCAAAGTACCAATGGTTGTTGCTCCAATCTGAATAGTGGTTCCAATACCTTTATTAGCTGGCATGGTTTATACCTCCTTAAATGTGATTTGAATATCTAAAGTGCATTGATATTCCTTGGTTTGGGGGTCGTACGTTTCAACATCCTCTGTGATTTCCACTGACTGACAATAAGGACCGGAACCACCCAAATTCCTGAAATTGAAAGTCTTGATTTTCGCTACAATCAAATCTTTCAGCGTCTTCAGGTTTGCGTATGTTCCGTGAAACACATCAATTTGATAGGTTGCTGTGACAACACCTTCAAACCCTGTCAATTTCATGGCCCTATCAGCTCCAGTCAATGTGTAAACGCCATAAGGAAATGCGGTTCCCTGCTGAGCTGTCAGGGGGAAGAATCTTAAATTGAGTATTCCTGAAAATTCAGTGAAAAGTGCTTCTTCAATTCTCATAATCATCCCCCTAACAACGAACGCAAGCTATTTGACAACTCATCAACAACTGTTTGTTCCACCCTTCGGCGGTTCAGTCTATATGCGTGCTTCATGAAGTGCGCCGAGTTTGGAACTACTTTCCTTCCACCGGGAAGTTTAAATCCATACTCCTGGGATGCCGGATAAAAAAAGCGCTTTCCATCTTTGGTGAATCTCAGAAGGTTAGCGCCAATGAAAGTGATTTGATATACTTTCTTTCCGGTCCTACGCTTTTCAGCTTTCAATTTTATGGATTTCCTTAGCGCTCCAGTATCTTTTGGTGCGTCACCTTTTGCAGTGTTCCTAATGATGTTCGCCCCTTTTTTCGCCGCTGGCGTCATTGCTTTTGCGGGAACCCTTCCACACTGGTCCAGCATTGCCTGAAGTTCAGGAATTCCAGTTATATACTGGTTAGCCATTCGGGAACACCTCCCCACACATCAACACTGTTTCAACAAATGCTTCTTTTACGTTTTTGGGTGGCTGAATAATCCGGAAGTACCGGTTTCCATATTTCACCCGCATGTCAGAAGTGATTCCGTGCCGAAACCTCATTCTAATTTGATGAGTGATTTCTGAATTCATCTGCTGCGCTGCATAAAACTGCCTTCCAAGAAGTGGTTCAATGGCTGCATGAATGCCACGCAAAAAGGGAACCCATGTTTCTGTAGGTTCCCCCATCGTGTTTGTATCCACCAGCATTTTTTCGATGTCAATTGAGAATTTTAATATACCCGGTTGCATCGATAATCGCCCCCATTCTCATATTGAATATGGGGAATTTTGTCCTGGCCAAGGAGGGCTGAGATTGAAAAGTCTATTTCTTTCGGCACTATCCTGGCTTCAGGTTGTATTGCTCTCAATTCGTACCAGTGGGAAATCAGAAGCCGCATTGCATGAACAACCTTCAACGGAACATCGCCCGAAGTGTCTCCATATCCACAATCGAAGTCGATGGTGACAGCATCCAGGGGGAAGGGGGTGAACGCTGGCCAGATTCTTCCCCAGGCGGGTGAAACTCTTCCGATGATTCCACCTAAGGAAACTACAAAATCCGTGTTTTCAGTAAGCGTTTTGACTGTTCCGGCTGAATTTTTGTAGGTTATGGAATTAATTTTCTGCAGATTTCCCTTCGGCAGCTCCAGGATGAACGATGGCCAATAGTCAAAAGTTTGCACCCATGTTTGTGTAATATAGGCCCGGTTCTGGTAGTCTTCGCAATATTCCCTGGCCGCAGTGATGATGGAAGTCAGAAAAGCATCTTCTGCGGTATCGCCCACCTGACTTTGGACTTCTACGGAAAAGGACGCAGCTGCTGAAGTTACCGTTGAAACAGCTCTCACGTAACGCTTTGAACCTGTGTAATTATAGGAGTATACCTGGTCATCGTTGGCAGCTGATACCTGGGCAAAGGAATAAAAATCATTCCAGGTTGCATTATCATTGGATTCCTGCACCTTCACGTCTAGGGTTCCAAGTACACCGGCACACGATAAAGAAATTGTGGCTAGATACCCAAGGACCTCGATTGCATCTCCTGAATAAACCCCTGAATTTCTTGAATCGGGTGCAAGTGTCTGCAGAGTGTTCACTCCATTTGCACCCGTGGCAACATCCAGGTGAAGGAATTGCTTTACCTCCAAAAGAGAAATAGGTTCTATTGTTGGAGGGGTCTTTCTGTATAGATTCATCTTATCACCTCTTATTACGGCGTTGTATCGCCGAATACCATCCACTCAGTTGCAGCAACTTTTCTGACCGTAATTACACCGTATTGAGCTGAAATTTTTAACCCGTTTGCCTTACTTCGAATGGTATCAGCACATGCGACAGAAACTTGCGCAGCTCCCATTTGCTGAAATTTCATCTCTGTACCAATAGGATATGGTACGTTTGCATTAGTCGGGATTGTGGCAACAATGGCTACCGTAGCATGATTCAAGCGATGGAGCTTGTTTGCATCTCCTGCTTCAAGTGTGAAACTTGCTGTCCTTGTATGGATATCCATATTTTCAGCGGATATTGGGTTCAATGAAGCTTCATCTTCGAAAATAAATTCCTTGAACCATGCACTTCCTGTATTTCCATTTGCTGTAGAAACCGCCTGCAAACAAATTCTCGCATATACTGCGCTTGCTGGAACCGTATCGGTAAATGTTGCCCAGCTATATTGTTTACTTGTATGCGTTACAATTACTTCACTTCCAGAAGCAGCTACAGAACCGGTACCGTTAATATCATAGGTTGCGTCAAAGTAATTGACCAAAACCTTACATTGAATTTTGGTCCCATCATCGACTTTGCATAGTGCCCCGACTCTGATTTTCTGACCAGATGTGACTGGAACCAAAGTATAGGCATAAACGGCCTTTGCTCCACCAGAAGTATTCCCTGTGATGTTTATTTTTTGAGCCTCGTCATCAATTGAGTAAACGGAAGTGGTATTTGAAGGATTTGTTTTTGTCCAAAAATCTGCAATGGTTGCCCCTGATGTGGATAAGAGTTTGCTATTTCGCTCAGCTTTGTTTGGGTAATTGTATCTGGTATTATTTACCGTCATTTTATTTGTTACAGGTGGACGAATATCGGATATATTCAAAACTGGCCTTGTTGTATCGGTAGTGGAAACATTAACATTAACATCACATCCCTGTGGGGCATTCAGCCATTTAACTGCATATTGAATATCACCAGCAAGACCATTTCTGTTTGCAACATTCCCAATAACGCGACAATTTTTACAACCATCTAAAACGAGGCCAATTCCCAAGCTTGTTGATGTCCCATTGTTATGGCCATTTGCTTCGGAAGCCAAATTCGTAACCAAAACATTATTGCATTGTTTTAGATATAATCCAGTACTATACTCTTCTTGCGCTTCATAGGCTGTTACCTTTACTCCAGTACACCCAGAATCAAGATATAGCCCTGTATCGGTGCTGTAATATGACTTACATTGAACGATGTTGTTATTACCACCATTGATATACATTCCATAATGACAGCCTGCGATATAACAATCATGGAAATGATTATCGCTGGAATTAATGTTGAAACCATCACCAACACAGTTTCGAACCACAATTCCTTTATAAAACATCGCTAACGCATTTTGAGAAGCTGTACTTGGAACCTGTACTGCATGACCTGTGCAATTCTGGATGAACAAGTTTTCCATTCTCGAATAGTTATCAATAACCCATTCATAATATCCAGAAGGAGCTGTGAAATATAAGCCTGATGTAAAAGACGTAACATAGGATGTTGTTCCACTTCCATTTCCAGTGAAATCAATCGCCGCACCAGCTGGAGCTGCCGCAACTTGAAAATTATTCGCATCCACTGTTTTTACATAGTAAGTCAATCCAGCAGTTAATCCGGTTGGCAAAAGTCCATTATCAAAACGAATAGGGGTATCTGCAGATAAACCATGATTTGATTTATTTACATAGTTGGTTGTTCCGTCAAATGTACAAACTATACTATAAGCAGATTTGTTTCCATCAATGCATAAATCACGAATACAGAATTGATTCGCATACCAATCATGACCACCATTCACACCATAATGATACATAGTAATCATTCCAGTATCATTGCTTCCTGATTTGTGAAGAAGCGTTGTCCTTCTTCCTTTACCTCGAAGAATTACATTTGATTTCATGTTTATTGAACTGATTACATATGTCTTATTCTGAAGTTCTACAACTCCACCTGCATCTGCATATTTATTTTGATAAGTCCCACCGGATGCAGCGGCGTCAATTGCTGCCTGAATTGCAGCAGTATCATCAGTGACGCCATCACCTATGGCCCCAAAAGTCTCTACATTAAAAATATTTGCTAATCTCGATTTATGCCAGGCAATAACCCCACCAATTTTCATGTATTGACACCTCCAAAATTAAATCAAATTCCAAACCGAACCATCCCACATATATACTGCAACAAGTACAGCGTTTTGATTTACATAGCAATACGCACCAATTGGAATATTGTTTGTTGGTTTTGTATCTGCAATATCACAAATATATTCCATGGTGTTTGAACTACTGCTTTCAACAGCTTTTACTGTCATTATATTCACCTCCAATTAGAAAAAGGCCGCTTATTTGCGGCCCTTCTTTGGTTGTTCTTCCTGAACTTCTTCAGTAACTTCTGTGACTCCTTCAACTGAAACTTCTTTCGGTGTTTCTTCTGAAACTTTTTCATCCTTGGTGTTTTCAACTGAAGGAACAACTTCAGGTACTTCTTCAACCTTAGTTGCAACACCAGATTCAAGCAAAGCATTTGCCAGATTAATATTTTCAGTTTCGAAAGTATCTCCAGGGTTCAAAGTAATTTCTGCCCCACGAATAGTTGCATTGATTAACAATTTCATCAGCTACCTCCTACGCATCTGCTGTGATTCTTACCACGTCGGTTCCGTTGTTCCAAAGGATTGCCCGCA